GAAGAGACAGTGGGTAACGGAATGTTCTACACCTACGATCACTTCGGCAGTATGGACAGTGACAACCTGCTGGGTAAGATACGATACCTGATAAAAGGATTCGATTGTAAATGGATATTCCTAGATCACCTATCGATTGTTGTCAGTGGTATAGCAGGAGATGACGAACGACGATTGATTGATAACACGATGACCAAGCTGCGTAGTCTTGTTGAAGAGACAGGGTGTGGCATGGTGTTGGTCAGTCACTTGAAGCGTGTGGATAGCGGTCACGAAGAAGGAGGACGAGTAAGTCTACACCATCTACGTGGATCGCAAGCTATAGCACAGCTATCGGACATGGTCATCGGATTGGAACGCAACCAACAAGCTGAGACTACATCCAATGAGACACGTGTTCGTGTGTTAAAGAATAGATTCAGTGGACAGACAGGACATTGTACCACACTTAACTACGACGGAGACACAGGCAGATACACAGAAGATAAGAACGTGTTCACCGACACAACAACTAACAACCCATTCTAATGAAAATTAGTGAATACTTTGAGCAAGCTAAAGATCATCAATGTAGGCTTGATCGTTATAGGACAAATAAGGCACGAGATAAACTTAAAGAAGTGCAAGCCAGTAAGTTAAAGCGTATGTCTTTAAAACCTGATATACAAAAACTAACACGCGAACAGAAAAAAAGCAGATTCCTATCTTTATATAAACTTGCACATGGTTGTTGTGTGTGTGGTTACAATGAGGATGCTTTAAGTTTAGACTTAGATCACGTTAATCCATTAGATAAAAAATATTCTATAGGAGATTTAAGAAAAAAGAGTTGGGATATTTTGTTTAAGGAGATAACCAAGTGCCAAGTTCTTTGTGCTATTTGTCACAGATTAAAAACCGAGGAAGAAAGATTACTTGCAGAAATACTAGATTAAACAATTATGAAAACACTATTCTTTGATATAGAAACAAATGCGATAGAGGACTGGTCGAACTTGTCTGACTTAAAGACGGTTCACTGTCTATCTATCTACGATCCTACCACACCTAAGATGATAACGTATCACGGTGCTGGTATACAGAACGGACTAAATGAGTTAGCTAAAGCAGAACGGATAGTCGGACACAACGTGCTTGGCTTTGATATACCTGCTCTTGGTAAACTGTACAGCTTCCATCCACCGCTTGTTAAAGTATTAGATACGATGGTCATGGCTAAGTGTATAGTACCTGACGTACGCAACGACGACTTCTTACGTAACAAGTTTGATAAGACTCTGGTAGGTAGTCACTCGTTGAAGGCGTGGGGGTTACGGTTAGACAAACTGACCAAGCTCTCGTACGGAGAGGAAGACGGTGCGTTTGACGAATACAACGAGGACATGAGAAAGTACTGCGAACGGGATACAATCGTAACCCAACTGCTGTATGATTATCTGATGAGTAGTAAACCTAGCAGTCAGATGTTAGCTATCGAGCACTGGTTTGCGTACCTGATGAGGTTACAAGAGAAGAAAGGTTTCGCCTTTGACATCGGGAAAGCAGAGAAGTTGGAGATGAAACTAGCAGGTGTTCGTGCTGATCTATTGGATAAACTACAGAAAGAGTTCCCGTCTAAACAAGAAGAGATGAAGACACCAAGTGGTTGGTCGTTGGAGATTGAGTGGGAAGATGGACTTGAAATAATCTCAGCAGCAACCAAGACGGAACTGAAAAAGGAACTGAAGAGTCGTAACTTAAAACAAACGTTAGTCAAAGATGCAGTCAAGTTAGCTAACAAGACTAAGACGATACCATTTAATCCCGGTAGTCGTCAGCAGATAGCCGAACGCTTGTCGTCTTTAGGATACGAACTACCAATAGAACCTGACGCTAAGACACCCAAAGTAGACGAAGCTGTGTTGCGTAGTATTGAGCATCCGTTTGCCGAGGTGTTGTGTGATTACTTGTTGGTTACCAAGAGGTTAGGACAATTAGCAGAGGGTAATCAAGCGTGGTTAAAGCTACAAAAGGATGGACGAATACACGGACGAGTCAACACAAACGGTGCAGTCACTGGTCGTTGTACACATCAGAATCCAAATGTAGCTCAAGTACCTGCTTGTCGTGCTGAGTACGGAGAGGAATGTCGTGATCTGTTTAAAGCAGGAGACGGATACAAGTTAGTAGGGTGTGACGCAGCAGGTTTAGAACTACGAATGCTTGCCCACTACCTAGCTTACTATGACGGTGGTGAGTACGCTAAGACTGTTATCGAAGGAGACATTCACACGCTGAATCAGAAAGCAGCAGGACTAGAGACGCGAGACCAAGCTAAGACGTTTATCTATGCGTTCCTTTACGGAGCAGGTGACGCTAAGATTGGTGAGATCGTGGGTGGTAGTGCTAAAGAAGGACAGATGTTAAAGCGTAAGTTCCTTAGCAACCTACCAGCGTTGAAGAAGTTGCAAGCAGATGTACAACAAAAGGTACAACGAAGTAACAAGCTGACTGGATTAGATGGTCGTATACTTCCTGTTCGTTCCCCACACGCTGCGTTGAATATGTTGTTACAGAGTGCAGGTGCTGTGTGTATGAAGGTAGCGTTGATTCAATTGTTCAATCGTCTTAATCAGATGAAGTGGCAATTCGGTAGAGAGTACAGCTTCGTTGCCAACGTACACGACGAGTTCCAAGCAGAGGTACAACCTGACAAAGCAAGTGTATTCTGTGAGTTGGCTGTTGATGCAATACGACGTGCAGGTAAGGAGTTAAAACTAAACGTCATGTTGGATGGTGAAGCAAAGGTAGGAGAGACGTGGGCACAGACACACTAGAGCTTGAATACGATTGGCACTTGAAGGTTGCAGAATTATACGATACTGTTGACCTCAACCTACCTATGCCGACCTCATCAGCCCAGCGAACAGGAGCAATAGCTGAACAAAAGTTTATCACTGAATGTTTAGAGCGGAACTTTGAACCGCACCTACCTGTAACACCAATGCCTTGGGACTCAATCGTCACGTGCCCAGCAGGTACTCTAAAGGTACAAATCAAAGCAACCAACACAAAGGCTATTCCGGCTAAGAATTGTTATAGCTGTGTCACTTCCGTTGGTTGTGCTAATAAAAACTATATGTCAGATGACATCGATGTTGTTGGCATATATGTTGTACCCATTGATACGTGGTGGATGATACCAAGAAACGAGATACAATCTAAAACCGTAAAACTAAATCCAGCACCTGACAGTACATCGAAGTATAAGAAGTGGCAGAATAACTGGAGCCTATATTATGAATAAAACATTATTGATTGATGCTGACGTGTTAGCGTTTGAAGCGTCAGTGATAGCCGAGGAATCAATTGAGTGGAAGGAGGAGATGTGGACAGTACACGCTGACATGGCACTAGCCAAAGCTCGTATTGTTAATCGCGTTGAAGAGTTTAAACAGAAGTTACAAGCAGACGACATCGTTATGGCTTTGACTGATCGTGCTAACTATCGTCGTGTTCTTAACCCTGACTACAAATCTAACAGATCAAAGAGTCGATTACCTATCATATTAAAACAAGTAAAGAAGTGGATAATAGAAGAAATGGACGGTCAACTATGGCCGAACTTAGAAGCAGATGACGTCATATCAATTCTGGCAACGGACAAAAAGATGGATGAAGAAACAATCATCGTCTCCATTGACAAAGACTTCAAAAGCGTACCGGGCATCTACTACGACTTCAACAAAGACGAAACGCATCACGTCAGTGAAGAGGACGCAGACCGATACCACCTGATACAAACACTTACGGGTGACGCTGTAGATGGATACAGTGGTGTACCTAAAGTGGGAGCTGTCACTGCCAAACGTCTACTCGATAAAGAAGGATATGAATGGGAGACTGTAGCAAAGTGCTACGAAGATGTAGGCATGACAGAGAACGACGCTCTGATGAACGCTTGGATGGCACGACTGCTGCAAGCTGATAACTACTGCTTTAGAACTAACACAATAAAAAAACTATGGACACCGAGAAACTACCAAACCAAGGATATACTAAAGATTTCACCACAGGTGCTAGACGTGACGGGGACATTGGACGCGGACGACCCTCGCTTATTCCTCCAATCGCCTTACGCTCGCTTGCCAAAAGATTTGAAGATGGCGGTAAACTTTACGGAGACAACAACTGGCGAAAAGGATTCCCGTTAACAAGACTGTACGACAGTATGTTCAGGCATCTGTTAGCGTTGGCTGAAGGAGACGAAACGGAGGATCATGCGGGTGCAATCTTGTGGAATGCGTCAGCGTGGTTGTGGACGAAAGATCAAATAAAACGTGGTAATTTACCAATAGAACTGGATGATATAGAGAACGATGAATGAAGAAATAGTATTACCCGCTCTGTCAAAAGATTTGATAGATAAGCTTGACAAGCTATACCCGGATAAATGTCCCCTCTTGACAGACGAAGAGAGAATGGTATGGTTTAAAGTAGGACAACGTAGTGTAATTAATTATTTACAACAGATATACGACGAACAACTTCAAGATAATATTATAACCAAGGACTAATTATGTGTTTTGGCGGATCACAACCATCACCACCACCC